AAATATCATCTTTGTTTATAAACTTTGTAGCTTCTGTAACACCCGTAACTACGTCAGATGGAAATGCTGCACTGCCAACTGCCATACCCGTTAAGTGTGATTTTATTCTTTCGTCTGCGTCTTCTTTATCAACAAAGACTTCGCCCTCACCTCTGTCTGAGGCACGTAATCTACGTTGAACTTTTTCAAAACCTGAAGGCATTTTGGTTGTAGTATCATCTACATAGCTACTGCCTAACATATCATCCATTTGTTCATTTACACTAGCCATTGTTTGAATTTACTTCATCCCTAAGTCTTTTTAGTCTACGTAACAATGCTACAGCACCTTGTGCCCTATGCATTATAATAATATCGTCTGTTTGCTCTAATAGTTTATGTTGTTGTTCTATTAAATAATCAGTATAATCATTGAAGCTGTTCAGTAGCTTGAGGTTGTTGACCAACGGCTTCAGACTGCTGATTATTTGTTGCTTGTTGTTGTTGTCCATCTTGAGGTCTTCCTGTAAATCCTTGTTCACCCGGAGTTGGTGCTACTCCAGTACCAATAGTTGCTCCACCTGCTCCCGTCGGGTCCATTGGGTCTGTTCCCGCAGGTGGTTGTTGCTGTTGTTGCTGATTGTCTAGGGGTGCTTGGAATTGTTTCATAAGTTCTGCTTGTAACGCAGCCTCATCCATATTATTTGTAACCTTGTCAGGGTCTAAATCCATTGCTTTTGCAATCTCTCTGATAACATACTGAAACTTAGCAAATGGTGCAAGAGCTGGATTAGATGCAACTTGTAAGAATTGCATAAGTCTTTGACTACGTACTTCATTAGCCATTAGACTTTCTGTACCTCTAGCTTTAACTTCTAGATCACCTTTGATGTTTTTATCATAGTTAAATTGCATATTAAATCTAAATAAACCCTCGCCTAATGGTTTAAGTAGATAGTCATCTACGTTCTTAATAACAGTTTTGACACTACCACTTGCTGCATTCATTAGCATTGATATACCCGATGCAGTTCTACCTACACCTGATACACCAGTTTGCCCATGAGCAAATGAGGGTAAGCCTGTGCTCTCATCTGCAAGCTGTCTAGCTTTGTCAAATAACTGTAAATTCTCTTGTGATACGTTTGGAAACTTTGTTCCAAAAATAGCTTGTCCCGGAGCACCACCTTGTCTCCTAAACACTTTGCCCGGATATACAGATAAGTCTTGACCCGGTACTAAGTTAGTTTCGTCTACTTCAATAAGCAGATTGCCTGACAACACAGCGTTGTCTACAGACATTCTCATAAAACCATTCATAAGAGTTTGCGTGTCATCCATGTTCTCAGCAATACCCACACCAAAGAATGAATAGGGATTCAATTCATATGGTGCAGCCATGTATGGAATTGTGGATGGCTTGAAAGGATTAAGAACCATTCTTAGTAATTTGCCATTGCATATCCATACATTAACTTGTAACTCGTCTAAGTTTTGTAAATCTTTTGGTATATCTATTTCTTGTTCTATAAGCATTTCGGTATCACACATACCCCAATATTCAAGAACTTCAAACCTATCTATACCATGTTCAGGTGCATAGTCGGATAGATCATCTTCCCATGACTCCTTGGTATAATTCTCACCTTCTGCTATAGCAGCTTCTATAACCTCACTTCTAAAATGTGGTCTTTTCTTTAAAGCTCGCAGTTGAGAACGTGACATCTTATGTCTCTCAATAACAAACTGTGCCTCATCCATATTATTAGCATCAGGGTCTGGGTAAAAGTTCCATACAGATACATGAGATACTTGAGGTACAGTTTTTAGTGTAGGATCATATTCACCTTCGTCATCCCAATTAGGATATTCTTTATCAACAGCAAAAGGTCCTTTCATAACACCTGTACCAAATAATGCCATTTCAAAGGCTGTACTTCTTAAATGTTTACTTGCACCTGACTCTTCTAATTGGTCGTGGATTTTCTTTTCCATATTTTTTGCTGCAACCAACGCAGGGCTGAACGTAATTGCTGTGGGAGTTTTACCAACTTCTGCTTTAAGATTTTCAACATCTTTAAGCTTGTCTTCCAAAGGACCAAGCATACCTTCCAAAGTTTTTGCAGTAGCACCTTTAGGTAAGTCTTTGCCATCTCCTTTATAGCCATAAGGTGAGGTTGATAAACTAGTGCTTCCACGAAGTTCTTCAGGTTCTTTAGGATCAAAACTAACATCTTTTACTACTCCTTCTGGTAGTTCCGTAGGGTCTACGCTCAACGGAAATCTATTATTAGCAAATAAAACATCAACAATTTGCCCATAGGCAGCTAATGTTTTAGTTTTAGTCACTTTAATAAAAACACGAGACTTTTCTGCTTCTGTAAACTGAACATCAGAACCGTACAAACCTCTGTAATTACGGTAGGCTCTTAACCACCTCTGTTCATCTTGTTCTCTATAATCATCTGCACGATGGTATCTTTCCATTATAAATGGAATTATATTTGTAGTATGTACGTCTGTAGTAGCTGTATCTTCAGAATCTTCTAGAGAAACTGCCTCACTTTCTACTATTATTTCGTCATTTTCATCCATGTTTTATCCTTAATATCCAAATGTCGCATCTGCCATTGGCATAGAGTGTGTTGGCACACCTCTTGGGTCATAATCAAATAAACTAAATCTTGGTCTTGACATTATACCATACCTCAATGCATCGTACAAGTGATCTTCTGATAACGTATCTATATCTTCAGGATTCTTTTTATCCAATGGTATAGAGGGCAATTGTGCTGTCACATTAGTACAAGTATTAAAGAAAACTAATCTTGGTTCTTCCGTAAACTCATCTACTTGCAACCTTCTGTGTATTTCATTCTTTCCCGCTACACGACTACCTTTACTTCTATCTGAAGGTCTCCACCTGCATCCCTTTTGTATCATTTGTTCTGCTAAAGAAGGTCCTGTGTCACCCCTTTTGTGCCACAAAGAACTATCTAAAACACCATATCTCATACCACCATCGTGTTCTTCTAGTTCCATTATCATATCTGCCAAATCTGTGGCAAGGACTTTGCTAACGTACAACTCTCGGTATACAATGAGTTGCTCAGATGGAGATACAGCAAACCAAAGAACACCAGACTTACTACCATAACCATAATCACATGCTCTAAACTTAACCCAATTAGTAGGTATGCTAAAAGGCTCAACAACGTGGATATTCCTATCAAACTCAGTAAAAGCAGCACCTTCCTTAATATCCCAATCGCCATCAAGTAACTGCCTTCTTTGTTGTTCAGGTAGCGATAATAGCATGGCTTCATAATCCCCTTGTTCTGCAAGGTAAGGATTGTCAGATAGTCTTGCGGGGATAAATCTCCTTTTAAATAAAGGTTTACCAGCCTTTGCATGTCCTGCTGGGTATTTAAGTACTTCCGTTGTTTCAATATCTGTGGCATCAAATGCTTTTCCATATGGAGCAGGGTCAATAAACATTTTTTTAACCCAATGATGACCCCTGCCTCCCGGGTTTGTTGTTGCTCTCATAAATATTGGTAAGTCTTTTGCTACCGACCTCAATCTAGAACGCATATAATTCCATGCATATGGTGTTGCCCACTGTGTTAATTCATCAAAACCTATCCAACTAAATGCTAAACCTTGATATCTCAGTACATCGTCATCTCTATCTAAATAAGACATCCACAACCTAGCACCTGATGGTGCAACCCACTGCATCTTTCTTTCTGACCATTTAATTCCCGGATATATTTTTGGATATATCTCTTGAGATTTAAATATTAATTCTCTCAATTCTTCTGTTGTATGTCTTAATAGTAGTCCACTAAATGATGGGTGACTCATATATCTTAATGGGTCTGCTAACATGGCATAACTTTTACCACCACCAGCACTACCACCGTATAGTACTTCTCTTTCTCCTGCCGCTAGAAATTCTGTCTGTGGTCCTTCATTTGGTTTAAATATAACATTATGCTTTTGCTCAATGGGTATTTCTGTTATATTTTCAACCTCTTGAACCTTAGACTCAAGAATAGGCTTTTGCACCTGTTCTTTCTTGTTCAATTTCTTTCGCCTTGGAGATCGCCTTTTCTGCATACTCTGCCCACTTGCGAAGGCTTCTAGCTTGGTTCTTACGTCTTTTTTCATTCTGTAACCTTTTCCTTAGTCCTACATGAGAAATGTATCTTCCTGTTTGTGTGGATAGCCAATTAGCTACTTGCCTATAGGAATATTGTTTAACATAATTTCTAGCCATTTCTAATTTGTCTAGTTCTTCTTTTATAGGATTAAGTGTCTCAGGGTCTTTTTCATCTTGCACATAACCAAAAGGTATTGTTCTAGCTATACGTGGTATTTCAATCCATTCATCATCTTTTTTTAAATCTGTTGGTTGGGGTAATTCCCAAGTTCCTATACTTCTATTATTCATGTCTTGAGTGTTGCTCTATTAGTTTTTTTATTATACTTAAAATCTGAAGCTTTTCTATTAGTATACTTTGCTTGTCTTAGTTTAGCTCTTTCACTAGGAGTCTTATTTCCTTGTTTTATACCTTTAACTGTTGGCTTTGTGCTATTCTTTTTTAAATTCTTACTTTTTTGTAATTGTGATATAGCTATTGCATAAGCTGCTTTTTCTGTTTTACCTTTTGCTTTTAGTTGTGCAACTAACCTATCTAGTATCTTAGTCATCTTCTGCTTGTACATTTTTCACTGGCATAAGCATAACACCACCAGTAGACTCTACTTGCATCTTCTCTGTTTTCACTAGACCTGTCCTATCAAGTAATTCTTTTGCTGCTGTCATCTTCTCTCTTATACCTAACTCTGTAGGGTCATTGATACCACTAACCATTGCAACTGCTGCTCTAGGTGCATTACGTGCCATAAACATTTGAGTAGCCTCTAGAACCTCTTCTTTGATGCCTCTGACGATATCAGAAGTAGAACTGGTAGGTGCATAGCCTGCAAGTAGTTTCGCCTGTGTAACATCCCCATTTGCCTCATCAAAGAGCACATCTAAAAATTTACGTTGCTTTTCTGTTAGTTCTTTTGCCATTATGTTTTCTTCTTTGTTTTTTTCTTTTTCTTGGCTGGTATAATACCAACTTTAACTTTTGTAACACTTGCTACAGCTATAGGTTTTTTCTTTTTCTTTACAAAATTAGTAATTTGAGTTTTGTTTAATTTAGGATACATCTTTGCTATAGCCTCAATCATTTTGTTATCTGATGCTGACATTACACCGGTACTCCTAATACTTGTATGCGAGATATAAGTCTCTCTGCTCTCGCAGTTGTTTGCTTATACCATCTACTGTCTTTCATCTCATCTGCTGCACGATCCCAATCTTGGTCTTTTACTGCAGCAATAAAATTTTTAAACTTAGATAGTCTTGGTCTTCCTAATTGGAAACACATATTTGCAATTACTAATTGTGCTTCTTGGGGTAAAGAATCAAATTCTTCAAATATAATTTTACAGTCTTTTAATGTAACCTGTATGTCTTTTGCAAACCAATCATCAACTTGTTCATTTGGAATTTTTGTGCCTATAGGCTGTTCATAATATTCTTCATCCCATTCAGTTATTAGGTGTCCAATACCCCCTGTAGGATATCCTTCTGAACATTTATATATTTCATACTTAACACCTTCATCATCTGCTATTTCATTTTGTAGTTTTATTAAGTTCATTAATTACTTACTTTCCTTGATGTTGTACTAATCATGTGCTCTAGGTGACTTACTAAAATCTTTCTCATATTCTCTGCTCTTTGCCTGTTAGTAAAAGAGTATTCACGAATATCATCATTACTTATCTTGAGAGAGAATGTATAGAAAGCACCTTGTTTTATAATACTAGAAGCACTACCATTGGCTACTCTAGCAGGATTGATTAATGTACCGAAGTTTGTTTCAATTATGTTTGACATTATTTTTTCCCCATAATCTTCATAGCTTGTCCTGCACCCTTGATACCAAATGATGCACTAATAGCTATAAACAAAAGATATTGATACCACTCAGGAAGTGTATTCAATACCTCAAACCCTGTTCTTACATATTCTGTCATGCTAGGAATGAACACTAGTATAGCAGGTAAAAGTAAAACTGTCAAGGCAAATTCGTCTTTCCATGAATTATCTGTGGCATCTGCCATAGACTTTTCCCAT